GCACCAAGGCAAGCCATTGTTGTTGTTGTATTTGACTTTATTTTCAGGCACTTCAACAACGCCAATTTCATCTTTGGCAACGCGGATCATACGAGCCGCAGTGCCTATTGGATACTCAGCCATTAAATGACCAGTGTGTCAGCTTCAGCGGCAGTTAGCGGTTCGCCAGCAATCAATTTTGCTTTAGCGCTTGCCTTTAGTGCAGCCAAGTCAAATGCAGCCTGTTCAGCGGCTTCAGTCTGTGCTTGATCAATTGCTAATTGTGCTAATTCATCCGCATTCATTTCGCGTTCAATAATTTCATCAGTATCAATGTTATGTATTTTGATTAAGGGTTTGCTCATTAGCTGACTCCAAATAGTTTGTATGTTCCACCTGAACCCGAAAAAGTTCCAGAAGCAGGATAGATTTGAATTTGTGTAACGGCAGCGGAAGCATCAAAAATCGCACCCGTCATGTGTCCTTTTACTTCATTAGCAGAAGCATCATAGTAATACCAATTTGAGTCAGTCAATATTGAATTTGTTGCAGTTGCATAATCATAAATTGTAAATTCTAATTTATTTTTTGCGCCTGTTGCCGCCATATTAGTTGAAGCATTTGAAAACATAAAATATGAATTTATGCTATTTCCATTGTTAAACGCAGTTGAACCAGTATGCCCATAATTTGAGTCTGTATAAGTATTTGTCGTGATGCCATTTAGACGAATTCGCAAAGTGGTTGCGGCACTTAATGTCACATTACTTACAACCAAATAAAGATTTTTGTATGAACCACTTATGCTTGAGATTGTAACTGAAGCACCTGAAAGAGTTCCTGATGCCAATTGGGTCATACCGCCAGCCGATACTGCTGCCCATTTAACGCCAGTTGCTTGCGCACTATCTGCAGTTAAAACATAATTGTTTGTTCCAACCGCCAAGCGATCAAAAGTATCTGCGCCTGTTCCAACAATTAAATCACCTTTTGCATCAATTGTTGTAGCCATTGAATTGGTAATTGTTACATCGCCCGATGTTCCGCCACCTGAAATACCAGTACCAGCAGTAACGCCAGTGATATCACCAGTGGTCGGAGAAACCCAAGTGAAATCCATGTCAGTGTTTGATGTTTTACTTAATACCTGACCAGTTGTGCCACCTTTTAATTCAACCAATGATGTATCAACCGCTTGACCAAATACTTCAAAATCTGCTGGTAAATCTGTGACCAAGTCAGAATTCGTTGGCATTTGCCAGCCAAAATTTGTCGTTGGGTTTGCCATATTTTCTCCTGTTCTAAGCCACTATTGTGGCATCTTGCCATTCTAAAGTTGCGCTGACACTCGACCAAGTTTCTGCCACATTTACATCTGACCAATTCATTGCCTGTAACGAATAAGCCAATGGTGACGCAGTAATTGTCAGCGCCAATTGATTGAAACCTGCTCGCCATGTCCAACCCTCAACAAATCCCAAAAATTGCCCCGAAGACATGTTTGGCGGCAAATCTGTAATGCGAAGCGGCAGACCCATTGCAATGTTAATAAGTTTATCGCGCTCGATATCTGTTAATTCTGAATTGCTCAATTCAAATGTGATTGCGTTGAAATTAGCTTGTGGGCGAGCGCGTAAAGTCAAATAAAAATCTGCTTGGCTTTGAGCATCTACTTGGTTTTCTAAACTTGTGCTGATGATTTGAGCCAATTGTCCATAGTTAGCTATTGAGTCCGCATCAGTCGCAGTGACCTCAGCGCCGTTTTTATATGACAATGTGATGTCATTTCGCACATCTCCAGCGCGTGTTTGAATGCTTACACCCTGAGCCATCGCCTTTGAACCTGAAATTTCTGTGTAACCATTTGTTGCTAAATAACTAGATCGATGCGTTGAATCAGCGTAGGAAATACGCCCCTGAGCATCCTCATAAATATAACCAAGTCCTGATGTCGCTAGAGCTGAAACCAGTGAATAAATATCGGTTCGACTTGATGAACGCGCCGCCAATTCATAGTTGCCAGTGTCAATTGTGCCGAGTCCCGTATTACCAGCATTTGCCCATGTTGTTGTTGGATCATAATCTGCCCATGTAAGAGCTGCTGGCACATCATTCCAAGTAGCCAAAAGCACCTGTTCAAGAATGCTTTGAATTTGAACGCCATCTAAATCTTTCGACAATACGCCATCAGTTAGCGCTTTAGGCAATCGAGCCAGCGCGCCTACTGCAAGAATATTTACGCTTTGAGTTAGCGCCACTGTTGAGGCGGTTGCCACCGTAATGCCGACATCAACAATCGAACCACCAAATATCGGCACAAATGTGTTGGTTGAGTCTTTTAGCGAAATCGTGATCGAGTCATTGATATTGATTGCAACTTGACTTTGCGTCACATTTATCATTTCTACATTGCAATAGCCAGCATAGGCTTGCTCATAGATATTTGTGCGCCCTGATGTGATGCTTAGATTGCTGAGAATGTATTGCGTGTAATCAGTGCCAGCAATAGTAATTTGCCAAACTGGCTTAAACGCGCTCATGCAGTAACCAAACCACCTGCGCCGCCAGTGCCACGATAGAAACTATTGTTGAGCGTATTCACGATAGTGCGAGCAGTGCTTTCAGGATCGATTGCACCCGACACATTCACAACTACCTGTGGCTGCGCGCTTAAATAACTACCACTTGAAATGCCTGTCGGAGCGCTTCCGACATTGCTTGTGTTTAACACTGAAGCTGCTGCTGATGTGCTTGTTGCGCTTTTTGCCGCGCTTGAAACGCCTGATGAGCCAGTGGATGTTGAAACACCGCCTAATGATGAACCTGAAATTGATGGTGTTGAAACCTTTGGAATAGTCACCGATGGCGCTGAAATGTTTGGAATGGTTGGAGCATTAGGCAAAAATGGAATTGCATTGTATGCGCGAATTAAAGTGTTGATGCCTGAAATTGCTAGATTTACCACTGTTGTGATTGCACTTGCAACTGACCCAATAACATCAACGACCCCAGCTGCAACTTTGCCAACAACGACCATTGCACCAGCAAATGCGCCTGTAAGAATTGGCACAACATAAGTTTTGATGATTTCATAAAATGCCATGAAAGACTCTTTATTGCGGTTAATTGCATCAATCACTGGATCGATGGCATTCTTCTTTAACCATGCAAATGCTGGCGATAAATTCTCATCGATAAACTTAAATAAATTCATCAAAATCGGAATTAGTTTGTATCCAATGTTTTCTTGAAATTCGGCAAATCGTTGCTTCATGATGTCGATTTTGCCTTGAAATGTTTCAGCGTTTGCCGAAGCTGCGCCACCGAATAAATCGCTGAGTCGTGTCTGCACATCCTTAAATTGCATGGTTTTAAGTTCAGCAGATGATAAGCCAATGCCAAGTTTGCCTAGCGCGGTTGTCTGTCCGTCATAAGCTTTGCCAAGCGCGTTTGCCACGCCATCCAAATCTTTGCCAGTTGCTTTGCTTATATCAAGAGCCAGTGACAACAATTTTTGTGATTTAGTGACATCATTTGTCGAAAGTGCCAAACGACTGAGCGCTTTTCTCAAATCTGTATCGGCAACACCAGTTGCCAATTGCATTTTGCCAATGTATTTCTCAGTGGCTGCAATCTGTTCGTTTGTAGCGCCTGTGGCGGCTTGTAAGGTTCGAGCAAGTGATGCCTGTGCTTGTTCATCCTCGATGGCAGCTTTTACACCATCAACGCCCAATTTGACCGCATAAGCGGCTGCTGCGGCTGCTGCGGCTGCGAATGCGGCTTTGGCTGCTGCGCCAAATTTTTCAACTTTGCCACTTAAACCTTGAGCCTGTGCTTCAGCAAGATTGGTGTTCTTCGTGAAGTTGTCAATGTCAGCCAGCAGCTTCAGCGTTAGCGTTCTTGATCCTGTTGCCATTTAGCCCCACTCTTTCAAAATCTTTTGGAAACCATTCTCCCACTCGCGCACGATGTATGGCTGCTCTTGGCGAAGTGTCGGATAGATAAACCAACCGCGAGAGCCACGACCCTCTTTGCCTGACCAAACTGGAAATTGCTTAAATTTATTAGATCCGAATTCGTTGCCGCCCCACAACATTTGTGTGTTGCCGCCACCTGAAAAGCGTTGGCTAACAAAACCAAATGAAAGTTCGCCAATCTTTGATGACTTCTTTACACGCGAACCATCGGCAATTCTCTGTGCAGCTACTGAGTCTTGACCTCGACCAGATGCGGCGATGCGAATTTTGCCTTGTAAATACTGAGCAAGAGCGCCTGATTGTTCTTTTGCTTGATTGACTGCTTCGGCATCCATTTGCCGAAAAGCGCGAAAGACCGCTGAAAGTTCGGCTTTATCAAAAGCCAAAACCTCATCATCAGCCATTGTTGCGCTTCTCCATTATCTCGATTGCAGTAAGCACATCCTCAACCGATTGGAATTCTGACGGATGAATTCCAGTTGCGATTGCAATCTCCCAAATTATTCGGGAGATGCTTCCTGCTGGGTGGCTTTTGGGTTTGCATCACCGACAATTACATCAAGCACTGTTTCGCACCAAACCTCAAATGGTTTGATTGGATTTGCCCCTGCGTTTTCGCGCTTCATGGCGTGATAGGCAAGGAAGAGAAGATCGTGCAGCCCAATCTTCTCCTGCGCTTGTGAAATTGTGTTACCTGTTTTCAGCTCCCATTTAACCCACTCAGGCGGCTGCGCCACATAGGTTGCTTGTTTGCCGTTTGTGTATTCGATTGTGATTGGTAGTTTCATTTTTGCTCCCGTTTGTTTTTTTAGCTGAATGTTTCAGTAACTGTGCCTTGATAGACCTTGAAATTAAATGTCACTGTCTGAGCATCAATTCCTGCGCCACCTGCGGTTGGAAAGTCAGGCATGATGCCGAAAACAAACTGTGCGCCTGTTGCAGCAGTCAATGTGACTGTGATTGCAGTGTCAGGCGCTGACTCAGCAGCTGCCCAAATTGCTTCACAAACTGAGTCTGTCTTGCCCCAGTCAGCGAGCATCTCTAAAGCGAAAGTGCCACTGATATTTGTGGTTTTGTAAGCCTCGCCATCGAGAGTTTGATAAGTCTGGCGCTCATTCACCTTTGTTAGCACCGCGCTGGTCGCTTGCGCCTCGATGTCTGTGCCGCCAGTAAATGAGAGCGTCATCGAACGCCCTGTGATTACTGTGGTTGCCACTTTGGTTTCTCCTTAGATTGTTTGTTGCGTGTAGTTAGTGCTGATCTCGATATCCGCTACCAGCAAATTTGTTGCGCCAACTTGTGTGATGTTTGGGCGGCTCACTGTGCCTACTGTGTAATTTGTAGGTATCACGCCCATGATTGAAATGATAAGTTGCTCTAAATTGTCAAGAGCGCCGGCGTTTGAATAGTAAGCAACCGCAGCTGTGACAACAAAATTGATTTTGACTCGCACTGAAGCGTTGCCAATAAATTCGCTTTCCAGGTATGGCTGGTCAGGCACAATGATGCAAGCCGGTGGGATAACTGTTTCCGGTGGCTCTGAATAAACCGATGCAGCAACGCTTGAAAGAGCAGTTGCAAGCGCATCGCGCACATTGGTTGAAATAGTTGTTGGCGTTGGCATTATTGAGCGATGCTTCCTACTTCAACATACTTTGCAATTAAAGAATAAACGCGTGAAGTTAATGAACGACCCATGCGGTAAGGCGTTGGCGTGAAATCCACGCCTTCAATCTGACCGCCAGCGGCAGTGATTGATTGGAAAATTTCAACGCTGATAATTGTGACCGCGTTCTCGATGTCTGGATCAGCGGCATAAAGCACCGATGCGGTTTTGCCTGAAATGTAAGCATCGCCAGCCGGAATGATTGGCTGAAGCGAGATGTCAGCTTCGCTTGTAGCAAACGAGAAGCTGTATGGGCGCAGATATAAATCTGTGACTGTTTGTGTGCCATTGATACCAGTTGCGACCCCTGCAATGGTGACTGTCTGACCCTCGACAAACATATTTGGAAGTTGTGTGTAGATAACACATTCGCCACCGATGATTTTGTAACCAGTGACTTTGTTTGTGTAAGCCTCTAAAAGCGGAAGCAATACTCCCTCAGCGCTATTGATGATGCCATCAAGATATGCGTCTGAATATAGGGATGACGAAACGCCAAGCACACTTCGCAGTTGGCTTGCGGTAATAATACTTGGCATTTCGTATCCTTTCTTGATCTATTCGGGAGCGACTAGATCAATGACTAATTACCTGACGGATCAGGTTAGGTTGAAGCGGCGAAGACCGCCAGCCCATGTAACTCCAGCAGCTAAGAATCCGAACAATTCAAGTTCGATTTCGCCTGTTGATGGAACATTTGTCTGAAGTGTCAGCGCAGGGCTTTCGTAGATTTCAATTGAGTTCTTTTCAATGATGAATGAAGACTCATCGATAACTGTTGAAACCATGTTTGCATCAACATAATAATCAAGACCCAAAACATTTCCGCGAAGTGATGTTGGGTTTGCGTTTCCGCCAGCGTTCATTGGCTGCGCCGCGTTGTAAATCGGGCGTCCAGTCGAATCAGTCGCGCCCATGAGTAGCGACCATGTGCCAGTTCCTGAAACGAGTGATGTCGCAACGCGCTTTGTTGCGTTGTAAGCAGCAGCAGCTTCAGTTGAAACGAATGAGATCATGCCAGCAGATGTTGCAGCAGTTGTTGCAGCCTGTGTGCCGCCAGCAGTGATTTGAGCAATTACATACTCATCGCAAGCTTGTGCATAGCCATCGCGAAGATTCTGAAGCATGATTTCATAGAATGATGGGTCAGAACGAAGCAAAAGCTCCTGTGAATAGCGCTGGAAGCCAGCCTTCTTGATAACTGTTGCATTTACATATGCAGATGTGATTTGTGTTGTTCCAGTTGTATCTCCACCTTCAGCGACTGTCGCTACTGAAGCATTTGTGGTGATCTTTGGAATTGAAACTGTCATACCGCTTGATGGAAGTGGTCGTGTGCCACCGCAAGCTTCAATGACTGGGCGAATTGATGTGGTGTTTTGTGCGACATTGCGAACATAAGCCACTGGAGAGAATGCAGGGTTGGTTGTAAATGAATCATCGGCAGCCATTACATACTGGCGAGAATCTTCATTACCTAACTTTGCAAGAATTGAGTGTTGCAGGTAAGTGCCACCTGAAACAATCGGTGATCGTGGTGATGTAAAAGCCATTGGCTTTGATGTTGAAGCTTTCACTTCAGATGCTTCTACCGCTACATCATCGGCAGGAGCTGGAACGGTAGTGTCTGACACTTGTTCTCCTTCGGTTGGATTTGTGTTTGCATCTGTTGCTTCATCAGCATCAGAATTTTCTTCTTCCTCAGTTGCTGCGACATCGCTTACTCTTGCAGATCTTACGGCTGGCTCTGAAACCAAAGCGACGCCTTCGAGCGAACCCTTCAGCACTTTCATAGTGCCATCTTTTTGTGTTTCGTAATCATCAACTTTCAATTCCACGCTGAAACCATCGCGCAAACCATCCATTGCTTCAACGATTGCATCATTGCCAGCAGTTGTTTGCGAAATCTTGAAAGTTGCATTGATTGCTTTGCCGCCATCTGCAAATTCCATTGATAGCGCTTTACCAATTCGGCGTGTGCGGTCATGCTCTAGGTTAAGCATTACGAGCTTTGGTTCGATTGAACCTTCAGCAAATACAACGCGACCTGTTGAAGCATTTGCTTCTTCATTGAATGCAACAATGCGACCGGAGATTGTTCGCGATTGGTCATCTGCCGCTGTGATTGTCATTGGCACATTTAGTTTCATTTGATCATGTCCTCTTCTGATCGAATTTCCTCAGCTGTCATCGCACCGATGCGGTTGAGAATTTCATATACCTGTGCGCGCTCGTAAGCAGATCCGCGCAAGTAATCGTCTAATGAGAATTTGCAAACTTGCGATGATGGCAAGAAGTCCGGCATTGATAAACGCTGTTCAATGGCGGTCATAATTGGGCGAAGTGAAAAATCAACGAGTGTTTGTCGTGCAAGATTTGCATTTGCATAAGTCATTGATGAGCCAGTTTCGGCATCTATGAAATAAGCCGGAATGCCTACTGCGCGAGCGCATTCGGTTGCAATATATGAACGCGCCTGGTTAAGTTGAAGCTTCTCAGGGTCGAAGCCCACTGTTTCAAGTGAAACATCAGCATTTAAGAATGCGGTGGCACGATTGCGGCGAGCAATGCCCCACGATTCAAGAAGTTTTGCAATGCGATCTGATGGAAGTGCTGAACCATTTGATTTCAAAACCATTGTTGGCGCTGGTTCTTTTGCATACATTGCAGCGGCGCGTTCTAATTCTGCACCTGCGCGAATTGTGCGACCTGCGCGATTTAGTAAGCCTTCATCGCTGCCATAAAACACAACGAGCGAACCGACACCCTCATTTGGAAGTGGTCTGCCATCTAAAACATAATAATCAATCTCTGTTGATAAGCGATTGGTAACAATCTCAACGCGAGTTGGATTGATGCGCTCCATATCGCGAACGCGACCAGTATCGGCATATGTTTCTTTTACTTGCGCATATGCGTAACCCCAAAAGAGCAAATCTTCCGCAAGCCATGTGTATGTTGTAGCAGCTGCAACGCGGCGATCAGGTAATGAAATTGATTTAGGTGCTTCTAATTCCTCGCCAGTTTTACGATCCCACACTTCAAGCGGAAGCGAAGCAATTGCTGAACAAATAATGTTGCGAGCGCGAGCCACTGCCGGAACACTCATTGCTTCTTCGCGAGATGCGCTGATAACGCCGCCGGTAAATGGCAGCATTAAAGAATCTACTGTTGGAAGCGGAAGCGAAGCCGCAACATCAGCGCCATAAATCGGTGCTACTGTTTTTGTGCGGAAGCCATCCAATAAACCCATGCGCGAATTCTCGCCCATCTTTTACGCTTACATAGAGAGAATGTCAATCTCTATCTCTGGGCGTGTCGCAAAGTGTGTGGTCATTGCTACTGCCACCGCAGCACATACTGCCGTTCCGCTGGCTCGTCTGCCGATAATCCAACCGCCATCGCCACGCTTTAGCGCAACCGCTGAAAGCATTTGTTTGGTTAGTTCTTCTTGTCCGCGATGTTTTAAGCGCTGAGAGTTGATTGCACCCAGCATTTCATCACAACTTTGTGGATAGTTAGCATCCATATCGAAAATTGGAATGCCAGCCGGTTGCATTCGAGCCGCTACCGCGCCCGATGTTCGGCGTGAGTAAAGCAGATACTCAATCGGATATCTGCGGCAGTAATCAGCAGTTTCATTGGCAATTGCCTTGTCATCTAATTGAAGTTCATTCTCCCAAGTGTGGAGAAGCTTCACCACAAAGTTTTCTTCGCCCAATTTCTGCGCCCCGACCAACGCTGCAAATCTACGATCAGGTGAAACATCAATTGCAAGCCATGTGAGCTTCTCGGTGTCTAGATCGACCTCTTTGTCAAGGCACTTTGCCCACTCACTTGCATTGACCACTGAATTGATTGCCACAACCCAGCGGCATAAAACTTCAGTCTGAACCACATCCGCCGGATCGTTAAATGTGGCTTCAAGATTGTCCGGATGAATAGTTATGCCAAGCGCTGGATTGGCGTGAGCGGCATTAGCAAGCGAAACTTCGTCAGTCGGTGCAGACCACTCGAAATAGCCGATGTCATCCTTTGCGCCACCAGCAGCTGCTAACGCGCGCTCACGGAAAGAATTTAGCACAACGCTCGTAACATCACCTGCGTTCGAGAATGTCAGCAACTGCGGATTAAGCGATGCCATTTGGGCATAGCGAAGAGATGCAAAGCTTTCCATGTCACGCATTTCGCGTAATTCGTCCAGATAGATAGTTGATGGTCGAGCCATACCGCGAGCAGCCGCACCGCCAGCCTTAATCACAAAACGATTGCCATTTAAGCTTTCGATTTCTTCCGAGCCATGCGCCCAGCGAATTCTTTTGACTTGTTTTGCCAATGAGTCGTTTGCCTCGATCATGCCGACCACTTCTCGGAAGCGTTCCAGCGATGTTTGAAGTCGATGTGACTGCAGAATTTGTAGCGGCTCATCCCATTCAAATAAACCCATCAAAATTCGAGCCATCATGAAGCTACTTTTACCGTTTTGCCTGGCTACAATCGCGTTGAAAATTGGGTGATGCCATCGCCCATCCTCTTTGA